TTATAAAAGAGGCGATAAATTAAGAAGACATAAAGATAGACCATCTTGCGAGATATCTTGTACCTTAAACTTAGGGGGAGATCCTTGGCCAATATTTATAGATGGTACAGGAGCTAATTCAGTTATTGATGAATATAAAGAAATCCATAAACCAGACGCTCCAAAAGGAACTGAAGTATTACTTGATGTTGGAGATATGTTAGTGTATTCTGGTTGCGAATTAGAGCATTGGCGAGAACCATTTCAAGGTAATATATGTGGACAGGTATTCTTGCATTATAACCATGTAAATGGGCCATTTGCTGAAAAGAATAAGTTTGATGGAAGACCTTTACTTGGTTTACCTTCTTTTGTAAAATAGTCTGGTTATATACTCAAACACTTATTTATTGTAAAATAGGCTATGGCTTTACGAAAAATACCATTTAGACCAGGTTTTAATAAACAAATCACAGATACTCAGGCAGAAAATGTATGGGTCGATGGTGATAATGTTCGATTTAGATATGGTATGCCAGAAAAAATTGGGGGTTGGCAACAGTTAGTTAATGATACTATTATTGGTGTTGCAAGAGCACAACATGTATTTGCAGATCTAGATGGTCGTAAGTATGCAGCTATAGGCACAAACAGATGTTTGTATATTTACTATGATGGTAGCTTTTATGATATTACTCCTATAGATCCAGACAGACAATCTACTGGTGCAGATATAACAACAACTAACGGATCAACAACAGTTACTATTACAACAACTTCAGCCCATAGTGTTGAAGTTGGAGATATTGTTACTTTTGAAAATGCAGGTTCTTTTACCGGTGGTCAAACCAATTATACTTCTGTAGATTTTGATGATGTATTATTTGAAGTTAAAACAGTTCCAAGTGCTACAACTTTTACTATTCAAATGCCATCGGCTGAAACAGGAACTGGAGCTACTAATGACGGTACTTTAGATCCACTTCCTTACATTAGAATTGGAGATATATTTCAAAGTCCTGCTTTTGGTTGGGGTGTTGGCCAATGGGGTACAAGTACATGGGGTACACCTAGAACGGCAACCGATATATTCCTAGATCCTGGAATGTGGTCTTTAGATAATTTTGGACAAAATTTAATTGCAACGGTACATAATGGAAGAACTTTTCAATGGCTACCTATTCAAGCAAGTGGGACTGGAGCTTTAACAACTAGAGCATCATCAGTTGTCAACAATCCTACTAAATCAGTTATGACAATTGTATCAGACCAAGATAGACACTTATTTCATTTAGGTACAGAAACTACAATTGGAAACACTTCTACACAAGATAAAATGTTTATAAGATTTTCAGATCAAGAAGATATATCTGATTATCAACCAACCTCTATAAATACTGCAGGAACATTTAGAATTGATAATGGTACACAAATTATTGGAGCAACAAAAGGTAAAGATTATATTATGATTCACACCAACACTGCTGCATACGTAACGCAGTTTGTTGGACCACCATTTACATTCTCAATTAGACAAGTAGGTGCTAACTGTGGTTTGATTGGCCAACACGCATCTGTGTTTGTTGATGGTGCTGTGTATTGGATATCTGATGAAGGTGGATTTTTTGTCTATGATGGTACTGTTAAAAAACTACCATGTTTAGTTGAAGACTTTGTATTTCAAACAACAGGAAATAATTTAGGTATTAATAGAAATGCAGGCGAACAAGTATGTGCAGTGCATAATAGTTTGTTTTCAGAAATATCTTGGTTTTATCCTAAGTCTGGCTCAGATGCAGTTGATAGAGTAGTAACTTACAATTATGCAGAAGGCACCTGGGTTACTGGAACTCTTGCAAGAACTTCTGGAGCAGACGCATCTATTTATGATAAACCTTATATGACAGAATTTACAGAAAATGTTACACCAACTTATCCAATAGTAAATGGTATATCCTCATCACAGGGTGCCTCAACATATTACGAACATGAAACAGGTGTTAATGAAGTAGATTTTGCAGGTAATAAAACTGCTATACAAGCTTATATTGAATCTGGTGATTTTGATTTAGATGATCAAGGAGATGGAGAAGTGTTTATAAAAATTAGAAGGTTTATTCCAGATTTTAAAACTTTAGCTGGTAATGCTAAAGTTACGTTTAATTTAAGAGATTACCCGAGTAATACTGCAAGCTCCTCGCCTCTCGGACCCTTTACTGTAAATTCAAGTACAGAAAAAGTAGACACAAGGGCTAGAGCAAGATTAGCTGCACTTAAAATAGAAAATGATTCAACTGATGAAAACTGGAGATTAGGTTTATTTAGAATAGATATACAACCAGATGGAAGAAGATAATGGCTAAGATAACTGTACAAATTCCAGAACCTAAAGAACAATACGATGCAACTAACCAACGTCAGTTAAATGCATCTTTAGAAACTTTAAAAAACCAATTAAACTTTTCATTTCAAGAAGATTTAAAACAAGAGATAGAACGATTTACTTGGTTTAATATGAGGTCTAATTAATGTCTTGTAACAATGTTAACACTGAACCCAATAATGTAATCATTACTCCTGGTGGGACAGGGACAGATGCATTTGGAAGGCAAAGAGTATCTAATCCATTAACTATTTTTGACAGTGCTAATATAATGTCAAAAAATAATTTGTTTGATGAAGACTTAACTGGGTCAGGAACAGTTACTTATACTGCTAATAAATCTACAGTTAATTTAAATGTAACCACAGCTAGTGGTGACAAAGTTATTAGACAATCTAAAAGAGTGATGTCCTATCAACCAGGTAAATCATTATTAATATTAAATACATTTGTGATGAATACTCCAGAAGCAGACCTTAAACAAAAGGTAGGAACTTTTGATGCAAACAATGGAATATTCTTTTATGCTGACGGCACTACATTAAAAATTGTAAGACGAACGTATGTTACTGGATCTGCTGTAGATACTGAAATATCTCAATCATCTTGGAATGGGGATAAGTTAGATGGCACAGGTGCATCAGGTTATGACTTAAATGTAGATAAAGCTACAATTTTATTTACGGATTATGAATGGTTAGGTATGGGAGCTGTCAGAGTTGGATTTGTAATTGATGGATCTTTTATTGTTGCTCATACATTTAAAAATGCAAATGATTTAACAACCGTTTATATGCAAACTGCAAACTTACCTATACGATATGAAATAGAAACAACTGGTACTATTTCTGGTACAGCTACATTACAACAAGTATGTTCAACTGCTATGATTGAAGGAGGTTATGCACCAGAAGGGTTACGTCAATCAATCGGAACTGCATCTTTAAGTGGAGTTAATTTAACAACAGCAGGAACATATTACAATTTAGCAACAATTAGAATTAAATCTGGCAGACCCTATGCAGTAATTATTCCAATTGATATTGCAGCATCAGCTATCTCTAACTCTGATTTTCAAATAGAATTAAGACTTAATGCAACACCAAGCACAGCATTTTCATATACAAGCTATTCTGATAATGTAGAATATGATTTAACAGGAACTACAACAATTACAGGTGGAACGGTTGTAGGCCAAGCATATCTATCAGGTAAAGGTGCAAACAATTTACAATTTGCACAAGATGGATTTAATTTTGCTTATCAATTAGGACAGACAATTGCTGGTTCTTCTGATACATTAACACTATGTGCTAAAGGTGGATCAAATGGTGATGACATCTGTGGTACATTAAAATGGGTTGATTTAACGTAATGGCAAACATATATAAAAACGCATTCTTTACCGGTACAACTACTGCAGCTGTAACAGTTTATACTGCTCCAGTAAATGGAAGAGGTATTGTTCAAAATATACAAGTTACTAATGAAGCTGGAAGTAAAGTAGTTAAAGCAAAAATAAACGATAGTTCAAATTCAAACACTTCTAATTTAATAGCATATGCATCTATTACTGGACCTACTATTTGTAATATAGCTAAAGGACCAATCATTCTAGAAGAGAACGATGCATTGACATTGGAGACAAGTGATACTACAAGTGTTACTGCAGTATGTTCAATATTAGAAATTTCTAGAGAAGACCAGAATGGCTAAACAAAAGTTTACGCATTACGTACCTAGACCAAAACCTAGAAAACGACCTCGAAGACACACAAAGAGTCCTAATAAAAAAAAGAAGTTGCAACATAATAAAAAATATAATA